GTTCTCAGTTGCCTGGGAGGCAACAGCGGAACCAATGACCCCTTGCGGGATGATCAGGGACATGCCCTGATCCGGCAGCTCGATCGAGCCGATGGAGTTGGCGATCGGGCGACCGGCCCGAGCCACCAGCGCGGCCTGGTCGACCAGGTACTGCGGGATGACGAGACCGGCAGCGGCGCCCGTGGTCTGCGCGCGAGCGGTCAGCTCGCCCTCGCGTTCGACCTCGACCATGTGGCGGGTCAACCGCTCACTGGCCTTGAAGTCGGAGGCGTACTGCGCCCGGTAGGCGTCCACGAAGAACGAGGACTCCCCGCGCAGGGACTTCTCCTTGGAGTAGGTGCGCGGCTCGCGGACCGTGGTGGTGGAGGTGGTGCGGTCCTCGTGGTCACCGGCGGTCCGGGTGACCGGGGTGACGGTGGACTGCATCCGCTGCACCTCGGCGTCGGCGATGGCCTCGGCCTCGTACTCCGCGAGCTTGCCGCGGGCGGTGGTCAGCTCGGCGGTGATCGGCGCACGCACGGCGCGCAGCTCGTCGACCCGGGCGTCGTCGACAACCTCGGCGGACCGGGCGTCGTTGATGGACTCGGTGGCCTCGTTGTAGCGGGCGACCAGTCCATTGACGAGCGACTTCTGACGCTCGATGAGTTCTTTGATGGTCATGCTGATTCCCTTCATGGGTTCGGGTTTGGTGGTCGCCGACATCGGGCGGCCCTGCCTGGCCTCAGCGGGGCGGGGACTTCCGGACGGATCAGGTCCGGACTCGCGTTAGTGCGACGGTCGTGCGGCAGTCAGGACGTGAACTGCAGGTTCTCCTCCATGCGCGGTCGCGCGATGGTGGGCTGGGGAAGGCTGAAGCGCGCCGAGAGTTCAGCGAGCAGTACGCGGGCCTCCTCGTCAGAGGTGGCTCGGAGCAGTGTGGTCAGGTCCTGCTCGCGCAGGCCGCCCGAGGTGGTTGGATTCGCACCGAAGCCGACGATCGCCACGTCGCCGCGGTGGATGTCGTACTGGTTGATCCGGTACTGGGTGAAGTCCGGGGACCAGACCCCCTCGTCGATCCGGAACGCGAAGCTCATCTCGTCGATGAGCCCGCTCCGCAGCTTCGGCGCGATGTAGGCCACGTCGGAGTCGGTCGGATCGAGGTCGGGCGCCAGCGTCCGGAGGCCCTGGTCGTCCTCGGTCAGCGTCAGGCTGCCGTTGGTGGTGCGGGCAATCCGGCGCAGCTGCTGGTGCTGGAGCACCAGCGGTACATCGAGGTCGGATCTGGCCAACGACTTGGTTCCGGCACCGGCGGTCACGATCTCGTCGTAGGGCCCGAACATGTCCCACATCTGGTAGGACCGCTCATAGGTCGTGGCGTACCCGTCGAACTCCAGCTTCGCCGTGTCGGCCTTGGCGCGGAGTTCGATCATGGCCCGCGTGATGAGCCTGGCCGGGGATCCCACAGTCTCGGCGCAACGACGCTGCGACGGACGGGCAGCGCGGGTGACGATCGCCGACTGCCGGAGCAGCGCGGCCTCTTCGCGTGTGGTCATGCGGGGAGTCCCTTCGGGGTCGGGGTCTGGTTCTTCGAGCCGAACAGCCGGTCGAACTCGGCGTAGTCGGCGTCGGTGTAGGCCTGCTTGTCGTCGATGCCACGAACCTCGGTGACGGTGCGCTGACGGGAGTCGATCTGGGTCTTCATCAAGTCGGCCCGGGTGACCGGGTCCATTGCCAGGAAGGCCTCGCGGACCAGCCGCGCGTACCGCGGACGGGGCAGCAGGCTGGACAGCGCGTCGTCGGTGCGCTTCAGGTCCGGGCCCATCCGGCCGACCATGAAGTCGAGGTTCTTCTGGGTGATGTTCGCGTAGTTGATCAGCGCGCCGCCGGCGACCGGAACGTCGATCATGTTGGCCGGGGTATCCATGAAGCGGCAGAGCTGGACGTCGGTGTAGTTCATCGACTCAAGGAAGCCCGACTCGGCAGCCTTGGCCTGCGTGGCGATCCACTCCCAGTCGGAGCCGGTGACGAAGATCTCGCCGTTGACCATCGACGTGTTGTAGCGCGCCTTGACGTTGCGCCGCTGCTTCTCGGTGAGCGTCTGCTCCTTGTTGCGCAGGATGCCGCCGGGGGTGGCCGAGTTGCCGAACCAGTCAGCCAGGTACTGCGACGCAACCGCGGCGACCTCGACCCTCGTCATCGCGTAGACGATCGGGTCGAGCCCGACCGGGTTGCCGGCCATCAGTGGACCCCGCTCGTGCCAGACCTTGTCGGTCTCCATCACGGTCTTGCCGAACTTCCACTCAACGATCTGGTAATCGCGGATCTTGAGCCGGACGTCGTCGACTGGGATCGGCATGAACTTGGCCGGCTTGCCGAACGAGTCCTTCGAGGTGATCTCGGCGAAGTAGTTGCCGCGGGTCTTCAGCGCCATCCGGCGCGCGTAGTTCCACTCGGCGAAGGTCTCAGGCTGGCCGATGCCGAAGTCGGACGGGCTGACCAGCACCGGCGGCGCGGGGACGTTCGCCTTGATTCCGTAGATGATCCGGTAGACGTCGACCGGCATCATCGACTCGATGGCCGCGTGCAGGTTGGCGCCGGCCCAGATGACCGACTGCGCCATCGCCAGACCGGACGTCACGTCCGGCCGACCCCTGCGCGATGTGACCCGCTGCGGGATCAGGCTGGCCGTCGTGGTGGAGGCGTCACGTCGGAGGATGCTCATTCCCCACCCCCACCCTTAGCTCGTTCGATCAGCCACGCGAACCCCAGCAGCAGGACGCCGCCAAGGATGAGCCCGACCTGCCAGGACAACCACGGCGGCACCAGCACGGCTACCACCAGCGAGACTCCGACGATGACGGCCAGCGTTCCCACCAGCTCCAGTACTTCGGCAACCGTCATCCCACGGACTCCTCGGGGTCGTAGTCGACGCCCAGCTCAAGCCGCCAGGCGATCAGGGTCGCGGCCCAAGCCGCGGTGATGTCGCCCTTCGACGACCTCGGGGACCAGACGAACGTCTTGCCGCCGACCATCTGCTTGCCGACCGCCTTCATCGACGCCGACAGTTCGGGGTCACCGACGTGCGCGACGTCGCCGGCCGAGACCAGGTCGAGCAGATGTCCGCACGCCGCCGGCATCGCCGAGTTCGGCAGGACGATCAGCCGCAACCCGCGGATCTTCTTCAGCGCCGGCACGAGCGACATGGCCTGAGTGTCGGCCAGGACCAGCAGGGTCATCTGCTGGTTGCGGCCCTTGCCCGCCCGGGCCTTGAACCACGGCACGACCCAGTCGGTCGACGCTCGCCGGTTGTAGACGCGGGGCTTGTCCGGATCCGGCTTGCTGCTGGTCGTCTCTAGGTGCACCTTGCCGTCGCCGTTGTAGCCGCCGACCATGATCGCCGACCAGTCCCGCAGCGGTGAGACCTGCAGCGCGAAGATCCGCTGACCGGAGATCTTTGAGCCGGCATCCCTGAGGTCGTCCCAGACTTCCCCGGTGAACACCGCGGCCGTGATGCTGACCAGCTTCTCGTGCCAGCCCAGACGCTCCCGGGCGAAGATCAGCGGGTCCGGCTGCTTGCGCCGCTCCCGCTCGATCGCCGCCAGCGTCAGCCCGCGACCGTCGATGTGGATCCGGCCCAACGCCGGGTTGTTCCGGCGATACCGCTCGACCTCGTCGAGTCGGCAGCCCGGCGTGCCGTAGACGTGCGTGCACTCCTCGCCCAGCTCACAGGCCCCGGGCAGGTCGTCGCGAAACTCCCGGAAGAAATCCCGCGGCCCGAGCTCGCCGGCCCACGCCTTGTCGACGATCGGGTGCAGCACCTCGCTGTAGGACTTCAGGCCGGAGCTGCCGATCAGCGTCTGCGCCCACGGGTATGTCGACTTGACCGCGTCCTGCGCGCCCAGATGCTCGGCGCGGAGCTCCAACCCCTCGTCCCAGATCGCCTTCGGTGCGGCCTTGCCGCGGCCGAGGCTGGTCGTGCGGGCCGTGAACTCCAGCACCCGGCCGTCGGTCAGCGCGATCGCGGTGTAGTTCGAGCTGGCGTAGTACTGGCGCACCAGGGCGTTCGCCCAGGAGTGCTTCTCCAGCAGCCCCCGCATCAGCAGGAACGCGTCCCGGGTGGTGCTGAACTCGTGCGCCGACCAGAGGGTCCGCTGCTCCTGGGTGATGAACAGCCAGCCAAACGCCGTCATCACGAACTCGCCGGTCTTCAGGTTCTGGCGACCGGCGAGGTCGGTGGCATCGGAGACCGCCGGAAGCCCGTCGGAGTTGTTGAAGCCGAACACCGCGTCGAGGAACAACTCCTGCTCCGGCATCGGGTTGTAGCCCAGCAGCGCGCAGAAGTCGGCGACCTCGGCGCCCAGCGTGTAGTCCCAGGTGGGGCAGATCAGCTTCGCCGGCGTGACCGGCAACCACGGGTCAACCGGCACGCTGTCCATTGGCACGCTCCTCGGCCCGCTTCCGCAGGTAGGCGATCGGGTTGTCCTGGTCGGCGCCGGACGCTGCGGCGAGTGCGGCCTGCTGCGCGGCGGTCTCCAGCAGTTCGTCGAGCCGGCGTGACATCGGGGCGAACGAGGAGTCCGAGACCCCGGCGTCGATCCGGCGTGCCGCGACGATGGCCTGCCGACCGACGACCGTGTCGACCTGGTTGCCCAGCGACTTCAGCACGGAGGCCTCGACCGTGCCGGCACCCTTCGCGCCGGGCAGGTTGGTGACCGGCGTCATCGGGTGCTTGCTGCGATCCTTCGAAGCCAGCGCGCGACAGCTGGCCGAGCAGTAGACCGCCCTTGCCGTCTTCGCGTCGAACTCGGTGGAGCAGCGGGGGCACTGGCGATGGATCAGGGCGGGCATAGACCCACCCCCGTTCGATTACGGCGTCCGGTTGCGCAACGACCGCAACCCGCGTGAGTGGAAAGCAAGCG